CTCCATTCCTTTCCAATCTTCATGGCGCCCGCCCGGCGCTTTCAACCGCCTCGCGTCCGTGCCCCTCGGGGCTGCGCATGTTGGGCCGGGGTGTTCCCGGCCGCCATGCGTTTTCCACGGGCGCCAGGCTTCTTCTTCCGCGTGAGGGCTCATCATGAAGGATGACCGACGATTCGACGGCGACACCTACGACGAGGACCGCGACGGCGACCGACTCGAAACCGCACTGGATCGGGTCTACCGCACCATGTCGGACGGGGCGTGGCATACCATCAAGGGGCTCGCCATCCTCAGCGGCAGCAGCGAGGCCGGCGCGTCGGCCCGCATCCGCGATCTGCGCAAGGAGAAGATCCGCGAGCGGGGCTACCCAAACCGCGGCGTTGAGTCGAAGCGCATCAAGGGCGGCCTCTGGGCCTACCGGATGATCCCGGCCTGAACGTTCAATGCGGACCCGGCGGCAACATCGTTACCTCTCTGATCTCTCCTTGATTCTTTGGACAGCGCCGGTCCGCACTTTTTCCGCCGCGCCGAGCCGCAAGGCTCGTCCATCCCAGTGGATCGCGGGCACATGAACACAAACGACCAGAAGCCCCGCGGGCGCGGCCTTTTCTTTTCTTGACCCAGGAGACCAACCATGAAGATCGGCGAGATGGTTCTGTATCGCGACTACGGCGGGGTGACCCGCAAGGCCCGGGTGACGCACGTCTACGAGGGCGGCGCGGCGGGCGACCTCGACCTGTGCGTCGAGGAGCCGGACCTCGTGCTCAACCTCGATCGCGTCCCGATGTGGGACGGAAGGCCGGAGCACGTCCAGATGTGGATGGCGGCGGATGCCTCCGCGGAGACCTGACCGGCCACAGGCTCGCGTCGTCGTGCGCAAGATCCAGGACGGCCGGTGGGGCGTGTTCGCGCCATCGGGACTGATCGGATCGTGCCTGACACTTGACGCCGCGGTGGTGATGGCCGAAGCAGCCGCCGAGGCGCATGGCGTCGGGTTGTTCATCATGACGGAGCCGGAGGCCGCGGTGGTGGTGCCGGCGCCGAAGCTGGATGGTGGCGAAGAGCAGGAGGATGACTGACCGTGAACAAGCGCGAGTTTGTGTGTAGGGCGGCGCTGAAGATACTCATGGTAGGCAACATCGAGTCGGACGATTGCTGGGCCTGCGCGGAACGGTTCTGGGATGAACGCCCCCAGTGGATGAAGGATGAGGACGCACCGCAGGAGGAGCGTTTCGCGCGCCTCAACCAACGCGCCAGCGCGGCGGCCGCGTTCCCGGAGCCAAAGGAGGTGGACCTCAACGGCCCCAACGTCACCAACGCCATGCCGCCGCCTGCCGCGTGGCCGAACGGGAACCCAGGCGCGTCGGCGCCCGGCTGCTGATCGACTTGACCTGATCGGGACTGGCGCCTCGCGGGATTCAAGGTGCCGAAAAGTTGGATTCGAGGTGCTGGAAAGTTCGGAGCGGGAACGCCTGGCGGTGCCCAAGCGATGTGGCCATGTGGCCATGTCGCGTGGGACCTGACGGGCGAAGGGGACGGGAAGATGGGCTGGGACGCACGGGCAGCAACGAACCTGCCGCGGATGGACTGGTACCCGCAGGACTACCTCGCGGACCCGAAGACGCGGGCCATGACGCTGGAGGAGCACGGCGCCTACCTGCTCCTCCTGCAACTCGAATGGGTCGGCGGCCCGCTGCCGGCGGATCACGGCGAGCTGGCGGCGATGCTCGGCGTCGGCGCGAAATCGTTTTCCCGAATCTGGCGGCGAGTGTCCGCGTGCTTCATCGAGAGTGACGGACACCTGATAAATGAGCGGTTGGAGCGCGAGAGGGGGGCCATGCTCGCGCACCGCGAATCGAAGCGAACCGCAGGCAGCAACGGAGGTTACGCCAAGGCGCGTGCCGCTTCCGGCGCCAAGCAAAAACGTAGCAGTGCTACAGTTCTGCCAGGCGTTTGCCAGGATTCTGCTACTGGCAAAATCGTAGGAAATCGTAGCCCGTCTCCGTCTCCGTCTCCGTCACTCTCTCTCCCTACCCTCTCTCCCGAGCCGGAGCCGGTCAGCCCGCCCCCATTGAGAGAGAGTTTTTCGGGCGACGCTGCGCCGCCGCAAACGCTCGCGCCGCAGACGCCGCAGGACCCGACCACGCCGGAGGGCTTCCGCTTGGCGTGGACGGCCGTACGCGCGTCCCGACCGGTCCCGTTGACCGATGACGCTCCGGCCGCTCTGCACGCATCAGCGGCCGTCCTATTGAGCCGGGCGACCGGTGCGGACCCGACGTGGGCCAGGGCCGTCATCGAGGCGTACCACGAGCAGGCCGACGAGGTGGTGACGCGCGCCGGCTGGTCGCTGCGGTTGTTCCCGCACCGGATCAACGGGCTGTTGGCCGAGACGAAACGCGCGCTCCGTTCCCGCTCCGCGCAGGCCGCGAGCGAAGCCGCGATGGAGCCTCCGATGGACGCGCTGTCGCAGCAGGAGGCTGCCGAGGCGGCGCGTGAGGTTTTGACCAGACTGAAAGCGTCGAAAGGGGTAAGGGTATGAGCGGAGAGATTGAATTTGTGGTTCCGGGGAAGCCGATGGGCGAGCCCCGGAAGCGGGTTCGAGTCGTCAATTCTGGCGGCAGGGCGTTCGCGATGCACTACCCCGCGAAGGAGGCGGTGGAGTATCGCGCCAGGATCACGGAGGCAGCGGCGCGGGCGATGCGCGAGGCCGGCGCCGCGATGATCGAGGGCGCATGCCTGATTCAGATTTCGGTGATGTGGGAGCTGCCGAAGAGCAAGTGGAAGCGGAAGGCCCCGGTGCCGGCGCACGCGCGCATCGCGAAGCCGGACGCCGACAACGTGGCCAAGATCGTGTGCGACGCGCTCAACGGCGTGGTGTTCCGTGACGATTCGCAGGTCGCATGCCTCACGGTGGCGAAGATCAACGCGGCGCAAGGCGAGACGGGACGGCTCATCGTTTTGGTCGCTCCCATCACCTGACGCAACCTGCTAAGATTTCAGCACATACGGGCCGGGCCGGTTTCCTGACGCCACTGGGACCGGCCCGGTTTCTTGACGGACCGGCTACGGGCCGGTAGGCTGCTCACGTCAGCGGATGGCGACCGACTGGCGCAAGCGGCGTAGAGTTGGCTCGACCAACCAAGCGGACGAAGGACACCGAGGCCACCATTTTCGGCGCACTGCGCCGTGGCCTCACCGTCAATGCGGCCTGTGGCGCCGCCGGCATCTCGCGCGAGTCGCTGAGCAACTGGTGCCAGGCCGACGCCGAGTTCGCCGCGGACATCGCCGACGCGAAGCTCGTCGGGCAGTTCAAGCTCGAAGACGAGCTGCACCGCACCAAGTCGATGGTGCGCGCCAAGATCCTGATGCGGCTGCTGGTCTGCCGCGACCCCGACCACCAAGAGACGAAGCGCATCGAGATGAGGGGGTCGCTCACGATCGCCGATCTCGCGCAGGAGGCATCCGCTCATGGCGATGAATGATCGCGGCTACTGCATCGAAATCGTTGGCGAGACGGGCGGTGGACAGATCAAGGCGGCGGTTGCGACGCAGCGGTACATCGTCCGCGGCTGGTCGCTCACGCTGGAGCCGACGAGCGCGGGCAACCGCGGCGTCGCTTCGATCACGTTCGGAGGCGTCAACCAAGCCTCGTACGAGACGCCCGCGCTCGGCACGCTCGCGACGACGGGCGTGTTGATCCAGCCGCAGCTTCACGTTCAATCGCCGGCCGGGTGCGTGCTGGAAAGCCCGCTCAACGTCAACTTCGCGTTGTCGCTGACCAACTGCCGCGCGAACGGCGTGATCTTCATTCAGCCGGTGGACAAGTCCTTCTGATGCCCGTGGTCGAATCCGACCAGGTGCGAGGGTTCCGCGCGCTGATGAAGCGTCGCGAATCCGAGCCGTGCGTGGTGGCCGAGCGCGTGCTCGGCGCCTCGTTCTGGTCACGGCAGCGCGAGGGCTACGCGCTCTGCTGGCAGCATGATCGGGTTTGGTTGAAGGGCGGTCACTCGACCGGGAAAACGCACCTCGTCTCGAGATGGGTGCCCGACTTCGTGGCGACCACGCCGAACGCGAAGGTGCTCATCATCGGGCCGAAGTTCGATCAGGCGCGGATCAATCTCTGGGGGCTCGTGCAGCGCGCCTACAGCGAGGCGAAAGTGCCGCTTGGTGGCCGGATGGGCGCCGACTCCTGGCAGCTCGGCCCGGAGTGGTGGGCGCGCGTCGCGGGCGCCGACAAGCCCGAATCGCTGCACGGCACGCACGGCGTCGCGGTGACCGTCATCGTGGACGAGGCGTCCGGCATCGAGCCGTGGGCGTGGGCCGCGATCGACTCGCTGATGGCGTCGTCGGGCTCGCGCCTCATCGTGATGTTCAACCCGATCCGGCCCGACGGCATGACCCGCTCGATGGTCGATGATCCGCGGTTCCGGGGCGTGACGTTCTCCTGCCTCGATCATCCCAACGTGACCAGCGGCGAGGACGTGTATCCCGGCGCGGTGACGAAGAAGTGGGTCGAGGACGTGGCCGAGAAGCTGCGCCGGGGCGTGGTGGATGACGACTACTGGCGCTCGCGCGTGCTCGGCGAGTTCGCCTCTGGCGATGCCAACGCCGTGACGACCCGCGCCGACCTGGCCGACGCATGGGAGCATCCCGCCGAGGTCTCCGACCAGCCACGGATCGGGCTCGACGTGGCCCGCTTCGGCGGTGACCAGTGCGTGATGACGGTGCTCGACGCCAAGCGAAGCGTGGTCGATGTGCAGTCGTGGATGAAGGCGGACCTGATGGAGACGACGGGCCGACTCGTCGCCGCGATCCGGCAGCACAAGGTAGCGCCTCCGTTCGCCTGCGTGGACGTGTGCGGCATCGGTGCCGGCGTCGTGGACCGATGCCGCGAGCAGGGCATCCGTGTCACGCCGGTTGACTTCGGCGAGGGCGCGAAAGGCGACTGGCGCCGCGTGCTGGGCCGAGAAGCATCGTTCACCAACCGGCGCGCGGAGCTTCACTGGCTGACCCGCGCGCTGCTCAAGTCTCGGCAGCTTCGCGTTGACCCGAAGTGGATCGCGACGTGGGCCGACCTCACGCTGCCGCGGTACGCCTACGACTCGTCGGGGTCGATCAAGATCGAGAGCAAGGACGAGATCCGAAAGCGCGTCGGCCGGTCCCCGGACTTCGGGGACTCGCTCATCATCGCGCTCGGCAAGTCGCCATTCACCGGCGGCGGATTCGAGGTCCTCTGATGCTCGACTGGCTCAAGAGCGTGGTCGCTCGGAAGCGGCAGCGGCAGATCCCCGGCACCGGCCCGGGCTGGCGCGCGAAAGAGTGGACGACGGCGGACGACTACTTCATGGGGCCGCTGCGATCCAAGCGGCTCCGCGGCTCGTCGTCGGACGTGACCGCGCCCTACAGCCAGAACGCATGGGTCTACGCCGCGATCGACGGGAAGTCGCGCGCGTTCGCGTCGGCCCCGTTCCGCATCATGTCCGGGACCTGGGACGATCGCGACAAGGGCCAGCCTCTCCCCTCGAACGACCCGTGGCAGCGCGTCTTCGCGAAGCCGAACCCGTTTGTGCCGTCTGCGTCGGCGTTCTGGAAGGCGGTCTGCACCTACCTCGACCTCTACGGCGAAGCGTTCCTCGTCGCGTTCGGTGACGGGTCGGCGCCCTACAAGCCCGGCACCGGTGCGCCGCGCGAGATCCTGTTGGTGTCGCCGACGCAGATGACGCTCCAGCCCGACGACGTGGACACCGCGACTGGGCTGGTACTCGGCTGGACCTTCAACAACGGGCGGGCCAACGCGAAGCTCACCGCCGATCAGGTCGGGCAGATCCGACTGTTCAACCCGGACGATCCCTACCGCGGCCTGTCGCCGCTCGCCGCCGCGATGAACGGCATCCGGTTCGACCACAAGGCGCAGGGCTTCAACGTCGCGCTGCTCGACAACGGATGCGACCCGGGCGGCATCCTCACGATGAAGGATGACGACCCCGGCGACGACGCTCGCCGCGCGTTGCGCGACCAGTGGGAGAACCGCCACAAGGGCAGCACGAAGGCGGGGCGCACCGCCATCCTCTGGGGCGGGATGACCTACAGCCCTCTGACCGTCAATCAGAAGGAGCTGCAATTCCCTCAGGCCCGCGAGTGGTCGCGCGAGGAGATCAAGGCCGTGATCGGGGTCACCGACTCCGAGATGGGGCAGCTCTCCGGCAACACCTACGCGAACGCCGCGGAGTCGAAGCGTTGGCTCTGGGAAAACTCGATCCTGCCACGCATGGCGCTGGTCGAGGACGCGCTTCGCTCGTGGCTCTGGGCTCCGGCCAATGCGTCCGTCGTCATGGGTCGCCGCGTCGATGTCTGGGGAGCGTTCGACACGAGCGCGGTCCACGCGCTGACGCCGCAGATCCAGGAGCAGGCCTCGACCGCATCGACGCTCATCAGTGCCGGCTTCGACGGCCAGGACGTGGCGGACAAGCTCGGGCTGGACCTCCAGTACGTCGGCATCCAGGACCTCGGCATCCGCGCGACGGGGACCGCGGAGACGACGCCGGGCGGGGGCGTGGCGGTCACCGACAAGCCGACGGCCGGGGCTCCGGTTTCTGTGCAGGCCCCCGGATCTGTTCAGACCCCAGGCGCCGCACCAACAGCGGCGGCAGACGCTGCCGCGACCGGAGGCGCTCCGGTTCAGGACCTCGCGATGAACGGTGCGCAGGTCCAGACGCTGACCGATCTCGCGTCGCAGGTTGCGGCCGGCACGCTATCGCCGGATCAGGCCATCGCCATCATCACGGCGGCCTTCCCAACCATCGGCAACGTAACCGCTCGCGAGATTGTGGGGCATGGCCCGTCAGGCGGCGCAGCCCCCATCGCCGCACCATCGAAACACATCGGGGACCCAGCCCGACCCCTGGAGCGAAAGGCTCATGGCGAGGCTCAGGGGTCCCCGCTGATCTTCCTGCCCCGTGGTTGGACCCGGCACAAGACGGGTGACCGCACCGTCGCGCGCCAATACATCCACGGCTTCCAGGACCGCGCGGCGTACTTCGCCGCGAAGGACATCCGCAATGCGTTCCGCCGGTTGCTTGAACGGGCGAAGAACGCAGCGCAGCAAGGCGAGATGCCGGACCTTACGCCTCGCGAGGTCGATCTCTTGCTCGGTGCGCCAGAGGCGTGGCGCAGAGAGTTCGAGGCAGTTGGCGACACGTTCAAGGCCATTGCCGAGGCAGCCGTCAAAAGCGCCGCGCGCATCACCGGGCCGTTCCGTGTCGTCCAGCCGGACGATCCGAAGTTCCTGCTCGTCGCCGCGAAGAGGACCGCGCAGCTTGTGCGCGTCGGCGTGGCGTGGCGCGAGCGCATCCGACAGACCGTCATCGAGCACATCCACGACGACGGATTGACCGTGGCCGCGATGGCCGAATCCATCCAAGCCAAGTTCGGCAGCGTCATCAAGTCCAACGGCATGGTCATCGCGCGCACCGAGACGGCCATGATCGGTGAACAGGTCCGCCACGACTGCTGGAAGCAGGAGGGCTACGACCAGAAGATTTGGGACGCCGTTGGCGACGCCTACACCCGTGAGTCACACCAAGTTCTGAACGGCGAATCGAAAGGCATCGACGAGAGGTTCAGCAACGGCCTGCTCTATCCATGCGAACCAGGCGGGCCGGCAGAGGAGGTGATCCAGTGTCGCTGCACCTCGATGCCGTCGTTCGCGAACAGCTTGTGGGATCAGGCACGCTCGGAGGTCACGGGACAATGATTGCGATCAAGGCCGAAGGCATGCGCACGACCCTGCTCCGCACGACGGCCAACGTCAAGGAGGCCGGCGTTGTCGAGTTCGTGGGATCGACGCCGAGCGTGGACCGGGACGGGGACACCATCCTCCAGAACTGGGACGTGTCGGCCTACCTGATGAATCCCGTCGTTCTCTACTGCCACGACCGTTACGCGCCGCCGATCGGTCGCGCCTTGTCGGTCGGCGTGGTGGACGGGGTGCTCAAGTTCGCGGTGCAGTTCGTGCCGTCCGAGATCTACCCCTTCGCGGACCAGATCCGGCGCATGTACGAGGCCGGCTACATGTCGGCGGTGAGCGTCGGCTTCCGCGTCATGGAGTCGGCCCCGAACGGCTACGGCGGGCAGGAGATCCGCAGGTCCGAGCTGCTCGAGCTGTCGTGCGTCACGATCCCGGCGAACGCCGAGGCGTTGATGACGCGCGCCGCCGGCACGGTTCGTCCGGTGTTCCCGCAGAGCCCGGTCAAGGCGCCGAGCGCCGACACGGAAAAGATCAACGCGTGGTTCAGGCGTACCGCGCAGAAAGGCGCCATCATGATCGCGAAGAAGGACGCGCCCGCGCAGGGCGCACAGGAGCCAGCGGCCGACCCGATGGCCGCATGCGCTGCCTGTATCGAGCGGGCAATCCAGTGCTTCACTCCGAAGGACGGCGCCATTGCGCCGGACCAACACCAGCAGGGCATGACCGAGTTGCAGACCGCTCTCAAGCTGATGCAACAGGACGCCGCTGCCGAGGGCGAGCCGCCGCCGAAGTGGGCGCGCGACCTCGCAACCAAGCTCGAATCCGTTCTCGGCGCGAAGGCGAAGTCCAAGGCGGACGACTCCAGCGACGAGGACATCAACGCAGGCGTAGAGGCCGCATTGCTCGCCGATCTCGATCGGGTGGCATCGGC